TGCTGGGTGGGTTCCAGATGTAGCAGTTTCCCCACCAGATCAACCAATTCATGAGCGTTTTCTTGAAAATAAACGGCACCATCCAGCGGTTTGGCTGCCGCTCGAGCAGGTACGCCGTATTCCGCGTATCTGCGTTTGGGTAAATCCGCGTCACATCATTCTGGAAACTTCTGAACTGCTGCAGCGGCATCATCGCGATATCATCGCTGATCGTATTGCCACAGCGGAATGCCGTGGCCACCCGTTTGGCCGCGTCCTCATCCACCCGTTTCTTGCTCTTCGTGCGCACTGCTCCGCCGTACACCCGCGGCGTCGACCGACTGTCTGGTCTCGCCACTTCCGGAACAGGAGGGGCTGAACTCGTGCCGCTTACCAGGTTCGAAATAATCATGCCTTCTTCCTCCCGCTGCCAATCCCCATCGCGATCCCAGCGGCCATCAACAGTCCGCCAGCTACATACAGCGCCGCGATCCAATTCAACTCATAGGTCGCGAAAACGATCAACGCCCCGCCCGCGCCTAAAAATAAATCGTCAGAGTGTTTCTGTAGAAACGGCTTCATCACATCTTCCATTCTTTGGCCATGATCGCCTCATTCAAATCTGGCCCATCCCCGGCGCCTACGGCCAGCGCGTCGCAGCGGGCCTGCCAGCTCAAAATACCTGCCATCGCCGCGTCGATCTTGAAGACAGAATCCGGCCGCTCTTTGTAGATCACCCATAGCGGTCTGCCGTCCTCGTCCACCAGGTGCAGCTTCTTGCGCACCGCGTTGCCGATGTGCCTGGCATAATTCTCGTCTCCGTCATGGCAGATCTCGCGCGCCTTGATGGCATTTTCAAAACCGCGTATCGCGTAAGACATCGGCTTCAGCCGGTTGGTCCACCAGGCGATCACCTTCTTCTCCCCATAAAGACCGCTCCAGCGCGCGACCTGAGTTTCCCAATAGGGTGGGTCGCAGTACATCCGCCACACATCCCACTGCTGCATCGCCGCGTCCACCGTCGCCTCGATCTCCTCGTCCGGCGCTTCCCATTCATCGATGTTTACTGGCTTTTCCCACAACCCGAGGATCCACTGGAAGCCCGTTTCAATGTGCGTTCCCACCAGCGCCACCGAGTCGCGCCACCTGGCCCCATCGAAGCCCAGGGTAATTCGGCTTCCTGCAGGAGCGCTCATCTCGGGGTTGGCCAGCTCCTGCCATACTTGGAAATCAAAAGCCCGGTCGGTTGCCCGCACCATGCGATTCAACCAGACCCGCTCGAGATAACTCTTGTCCGAAGTCGGGTCGCGCCACTGTTCGCAGATCGAGTCGATGTCGCTCCATTCTGCCACGGGGCCGCTCGCCTCAATCACGGCCGCCTTCACGCCTTCGGGCGTGGTCAGGTCGTGGCTGTCGGATGCCTGGCGATGAAAGAAAAACAGGCGGCTGTCCTGGATGGCGCCTTCCGCAACCTGCTTTGCATAATTCATCGTGTCTTCCGCCACGGAGTTCTCACCAGGTGCTGGGGCCGTGGTCGTTTCCAGGCTCCACGCATCCGACAAAAACCGCTTGGGCAGATTGGCCAACATGGTGCGGTGCGCCATCTTCAAACGCGGCAGGTTCCAGCGGTGCGTTTCATCGCACACCTGGAAGGTGGTTCGGGCCCCATCTCGCGAATCGGGCGAACTGGCCAGGCTGACCGCTTTGCCATCCCCAGTGATTCGCATGATGCGTTCAATGCCAATGTCGAAATCGTCCGCCAGTTGGCTCTGTTCCAGGATCACCTTAAGCGCGCCGTAAGCCAACTCGTCGCTCTGCTCTTCCGTGTATGCTACCAATGGGATGTAAGGATCCCGCACGCCCCGCCCAACCGGCTGGCCGTTCGCGTCAAACCCGTCGCAGCGCACCGGTGAGTCTGGGTGCAGCTCCGCCGCGGCGATCAGGGCCGCGAATTCGGTCTTCGCGCTGCCCTTTCGCAGACTGATTGCAACACGCTTAAAGCGCCTTCGCCCCGCCTGCGCGTGGCCCTGCGGGAAAACTTCATACATCCGATAGACCAGGGCTTTTTTCTCCTGGTCCAGCTTCACCGGCTGCCCGCGCAGGTCGCCCGGGCCATGCACCAGGTACGCCTCGATCCAGGCGCAGACCTGCGCGCCCAGGCTTGGGTAATTGGTGACGTCCTTCGGGATCATCAGCACGCTCATGATTCCAACACTCCCCGCGGGTCAACATCGATGATGGTCGCCGACTGCGCCCTGTGCGTTTCGTGCTTGTTCTTGGCTTCCTCAGCCTGAACCACAGTCCACTCCAGCCGTCGCCTGCTCAGCGGCGTCAACCCAAACTCCCGTTCCAGCTGTCGGATTTCCGCAGCGATCGCAAGGCTGCCCTTCTTCCAAAACTGATCCACCATAAAGACCAGGCGATACAGCGCAGGCTCATCTGCCGGCAGATATTCGTAGCGCATCGGGCTGGCCCAAACAGACCGCCAGAACTCACGGGCCATCGGATGCCATTCCTCTGTGATTACCACCAACTGCCCCTTGACCTTCTTGGTTCTGGTCAGTGGCGGCAGTTTCGGCGCCCTCGATCGGACCATAGACTCCACAGCCAGGATCGTATGCGTCGATCCTTTGTTGCGGCGCTGGCGCACGGCTGGGTCTTTGGGCATGGGTCCCGGCATTTTTTAAATTTCTCCAAACCCGTACGCAAAAAAATCAACTGGACAGGCGGTATACATGGGTGTGGACGAATCTTTCTCGATGGGGGTGGGATTGCTTCCTTTTATGCAGTTACAAATGAAATGTGCGCACTGAACGTTGTCAACCGTGTGGTGTCCACCTAAAGACAACGGAAATACATGATCTAATGTTGGCGCTAAGTTAGAAGGAACCTGAGCCGATATATCAACAGGCTCTCCGCACAGTTGGCATATGAAACCATCACGTTCGTAGATTGCTTGACGATCAATGGATTCGAAAGGCACTGATCTAAGACGAGCACGTCTGCGGTCACGACCTATACGATGAGAATATTTATATAAACATTTGTAAGAACAGTAATCACGATGCTTACTCTTATAAGTTGATGTGAATGCCAATCCACATTCTTTGCACTTACATTCGATTGAAACGTAAGAGGCTATCCGTTCTTCGGCGAGGATCTCAAGGACAACCCGACGGCGACAATCTGATGAACAGTATTTTTTATTTTGTTTGAATTCAAACTGATTTCCACATTTCAAACAAATAGAAAACCTGACTGGATTATTTTCTTGCTTTGTTTCTTTTCTATTCTTGATGAATTCATAAAAGCACGATCGCGAACAATACTTATCACGATTGGAATATGCAGTCGAATATGGATTGCCGCAATTCTGACAGATGAAATTATATTTTTCGTTGCGATGACTATTGAAATATAAATATGCATGATCCTCACAGCAAAACTTTTGCCGTGAAGTTTTCGGGTTGAATTGCTCACCGCAATGAGGGCACGATATCATGCGCCTGATCCCTTATGCGCGAAAGTTGAGTTGACCGTCGCAGTTTTTTGTGAGTGATGTGAATGACAAAGTGATTGGAGGTTGGCCATGTCATCGGATCCGCCATCACGACGGGCAATGATGTGGTCCACGTCCGTGGCGCGCTGGCCACACCAACAGGTTGGGTGAGTAGATAGGAATGAGTCGCGTATCTTGCGCCATGCTGTGCCGTACCCACGTGAGGATGAGGTGCCGCGCTTCGCGTCATACAAACGAGCATGCCGCCCACACAAGCGAGCGGCGCCCGTGATAATCTCTGGGCAACCTGGCCACGTGCAAATCCGGCCAGCTTTGTGGCTCATTTGAATGACAGATCTACCTGATGCGTCAAGACAGCCCACAACAACGCAACCGCGAGTGTAACCAGTATTCCGCCTAACCATTTGACTGACGAAGTAACCGCCTCAGCCCGTGTAATTCGTCTTTCAAGATCGTCTGTAACCTTTACCCGTTCACTGGTGCGACAATCCAGGTCAGTGCGAAGTGAACCCAATAAGAATGAATGCTCATCCAACTTACGAAAGGCGGCTTCCAACTTTTGGGAAGCCGTCACGCTTTGAGTGATGGTGGTTTGCTCGAGCGTTCGAACGCGTTCATCCAAACCAATCAACATAGCCTTAACCTCACCGATTGCCTGGAGAACCAACTCTAAATTTGGGTTACTATTGGATGGAGGCGTCATGGTTGCGCATCTTTTACAAAGAACTTAACAACAAGGTCATGGATAAAATTGGAGCCGCGACCTATGGCCAACCCGGTCAATAGGATTCCAAACCAGGTGACTGGCAAGATCTGCCCGATATAGATACCCACTAATGAGATGATGTCGAAACCATATACGAATGCCCCAACCACGCCGACTGCCGCGGCGATGTACATGAGCATCCACGAGAAGGGAGCCAGCTTGGGAACATGCTCGAAAGCCTGGCCGAACAGGTACTCGGTCAGGCTTTCGACGAGAAAGGCCATCAGAAAAATAACAAAAAGAATTGCGAGGGGATTTGTCATGGTGCCTCCAGAACTAGAAAACAAAAAGCCGAGGTGGTCATTGAATGACGCACCCCGGCAACTTAACCTAGCTCTGGCAGGTGTATTACTTACATATAATTATATGCCGTATTGTGAAATTTGTTACGGCCAGTCCGGTAATTTCCCCCCATCGTAGGATTCTTGTTTAACCATCAATAACCGCTTGCCCTCGATGAGTAAGTGCACCTCACCGTAGCCGTTTTTTCTGGCTTCTCTTAGCAGAGCCAGGAGCATTGTCACCTGGCCATCGGATAGCAAATCCAGCAGGCCGTCAACGATTGCTTCCTTGACCTCTGGCGATACCTCATGCGTTTCGTTCATACAATCCTGTCTTCTGGCGCAATCCATTTCAGCGTCAAAGCGTTGAACACATCCATCTCTTCCGGAGTGTCCAATGGCACAGAGCCCGTTGCCCAGATCCGTCCATCCCGCACCTGGTAGCAGCTGGGCAACAACCCGCCGGCATTCCTGGGTGTCACCAGGCGATGGCTGAATTCTGCGCAGCCAGTACGAATCGTGAAAATCACGCCCCAGCACTCCGGCGTTGTAATGAAGAGATCACACTTGCACGGCCCCAGGTCAAACTGCTTGAACTTCTCGCCGTTCTTAATAAATTTGTAACCTGCCGAAAAGATAGCGTACTCAATCCTTAGATCTGTCCGAAAAGCCTCGCCTAATAAATTGTACTCTGCCTTAGGCACGCAAACGATTTCCACATCACCAACATCGGGCTTCATTCGGCGAATGCTGCCGGCGACC